AAAAAGAAGTATATCATGCTGTGTGGCCTAATATAAATGATGCACTTGATTTTAAATATATGCGTGATTTAGAAAAAGAAGTTAGAAATTTAAGACAAGAACTAAATAATCTTGTAGCAAATAAATATACTCAAAGACAATGGGACAGAACTGTAGGATATGGTAAAGTTCCTGATGAATACAATACTGAAATAGAAAATATTGCTTTAATTTTAAGACAACGTATCTTTAAACTTCAGCATGAAAATAAGATACTAAGGAAGATGATACATAGTTTATCCAGTGATACAAAAGAACAGGTGGATAAGTTTATTGCTGTGGCCGTTGCCGTTGAGAAAATGGAGAAGTATAATTCTAAAGACTAGAAAACGATTGACAAAATGAACAGGAACATATATTATATATAGATGGATGATTTACTAGACATACCTAAATTTCTTCGCAAGGGAAAGAAAAGGGGAAGGCCCAGAAAAATTAAAGAATCCCCTCCTGAAATTAATCTCTATGAAGAATGGGATAAAATTAAACAAAAGAAATATGGTACAAAATATAATATCTTATTGGATAATAAATTTAGAAGGATAGGTACAGGATTAAGAATTATTTATGTATCAGAAAAAAGAAAGTGGGTGCATGTGGTCAGTCATGCAGGTAATCCTTACACTACACAACCTATACGAGTAAGGCTCTTGAAAAGAAAATGGGAAGATACAAAAAAATCTCATGAGAAATATGAAAATAGATGTAAGAAATATTTTGAAGGATTAAAAGATGGCACAAAAAAAACTGGAAAAGTTTAGAGAACATTATGTTACAACAGAAGAACTGTTGGAAAGGATGCTACTCGATGATAGGAATGGCATATGTAAGGATGATGGAGATGGTCAACAAGGACAAGAAACACACAAGCAAAAACCCCTATGCAAGAATTAAGGAATGGAAACTCTTTCGTAAGAGGATTATACAATCCAAGAAAAAGTATGATCGTAATAAATTTAAGATTGACAAGAGAAAGGATTTGGTATAATGTCTGGTCATATGACTGTTGTTAATTTTGGTTTATCAAGTTGTGAGTATACACAATTATGGTTGAAAGTAAAGAACAAACAGGCCGATGAAGAATTTTTTAAACTTGTCAATAAACTTATGCATGATCATTCTAAAATATTAAAAGAAATAATCAACTATCCTAATATAAAGATAGTCTGGGATGATACTAACTGGGATGAGATTCATGGAAAAGAAAAGTAAAAGAAATAGAAAAGAATGGAAATGGAACAGGACAATAAAAGATAAATATAAAAAGAGAAAGAGAATTTATTATGCAGAAGATACTAAACGAAGCAGAGATAGTCAAAGAAAAGAAAGGCTCCTTCAAGGTTTGGAGTAAGGTTCACCTGTCTCTTCTGGAAGAGTGGACTTCCAAAGACTGGAAGAAATATAATAAAAGTAAGGATAGTTATTTCTTACATCCTTATAGATGGACTATGATTGCTGCTGGAAAAACCAAAGAAGAAGCAACAAAAAATGCAAAGGATATTATTTCTCGATATAGAAACTGATGGTCTGGATGCCACAAAGATATTTGTTTGTGTATGCAAAGACAAAGATACAGGAAATGTAACATGCCATACTGAACCCAGAACATTCAACAAACTTATTGAAGGCTATAATATTCTGGTGGGTCATAATATTTTATCCTTTGATGCTCCCATACTAAACAGGTTATGGAATTCAAACATAGGTCTGTCAAAAATACAGGATACATATATCCTTTCATGTCTATTCAATCCTGACAGGGAAGGACGACACTCTCTGGCAGCATGGGGCAAGAGACTGGGGCTGGATAAGATTGACTATCATGACTTCTCATGTTTCTCTCCAGAGATGTTGGAGTATTGTGAGAATGATATTCATATCACACATAAAATTTATGATTTTTTAATGGGAACTGAGAAGAAAGATTTCTCTGATAAATCAATAGCTTTGGAGCATAAGATAAGGTATGTTCTTAACAAGCAAGAGAGTAAAGGTTTCTATCTCAATACTGAAAAAGCACACAAGCTAATGATGGAAGTCCTGAACAGGGCAACAGAGATAGAAGATAGTGTATTGAGTAAGGTTCCTCTCAGAGCCAGATTGATCAAGGAAATAGTACCAAAGATCAAGAAGGATGGAACACGTTCCAATGTAGGGTTGAAGAATTATGATCATGCTAATATTGTTGGGCCTTTTTCTGCATTTGAATATGAGAAATTTAATCTTGCATCACCAAAGCAAATCATTCAGAGACTGAATCAATATGGATGGAATCCCATTGAGTTTACACCAAAGGGATCACCAAAGATCAGTGAGAAAAATCTGGAAACAATATCCTCTTCTGCACCGGAGGAGATCAAGAGGCTGGCAGAATGGAAGATGCTGAAGACCAGAGCCAAGACGATTGAAAGCTGGCTGGATGTAGTGGACAAGAACAATCGAGTACATGGCAAGGTCATCACAATGGGTGCTGTGACAGGACGTATGGTCCATGCAGACCCCAACATGGCAAACATCGTGGCAAACCATAAGCCATATGGTGAAGATTCACGGTCTTGCTGGACAGTACCTGATGACAAGCATGTTCTGGTAGGTATGGACGCCAAAGGACTGGAACTGAGGATGCTGGCACATTATATGAAGGACAATGAGTACATCCATGAGGTTCTGGAGGGTGATCCACATACCTACAATCAGGAACTGGCAGGTCTACCCACTCGAAATGCAGCAAAGACTTTCATCTATGCATTCATATATGGGGCAGGTAATCAGAAGATAGGCTCCATCGTTAATGGATCGTCCCATGATGGGAAAAAACTGAGAGAAAAGTTTCTGTCCAGTCTTCCCAAGCTGGATAAGCTCATCAAGAGCGTTCAAAGACATTCAACCAGAGGTTACATCAGGGGTATAGATGGCAGGAGGATACTGATTAGACGTGCTCATGCTGCCCTGAATACCCTCTTGCAAGGCGGCGGGGCTATCTGCTGTAAGCAATGGTCTATCTTCCTTGATGATGAAATTAAAGATAGACAACTCAGGGCATATCTGGTAAACACTATTCATGATGAGCAACAGTATGAAGTTCATGTTGATGATGCAGAAGAACTTGTCAGCATTACTGATCCTTGCATGACCAGAGTATCTGACTTTTTCCAGATGAATATTCCACTCAATGCAGATGCAAAGATAGGGAGAACATGGCAGGAAACTCACTAGGAAGAACTAAAAAGTTTAATAAACAACTATATGATAAATCAGATAAGACATCTAAAGATGCTATTGTTTCTTATTTAAAGAAAAAGAAACATCATATTACTAATATAGTAGAGAAATTTTCTTGTGATATAGAAAGTATATCAGAGGAGGGTATAGTTTGTTTTTCAGAAACTGAAATTAAATACTCATGGAAGGGAGAGTGGCCCTCCTCTTGGAAAGATGTAAGGATACCCTATCGCAAACAGAAACTTCTTGACAGGATAAAAGAGAATCTTACATTCTATGTTCTTAGAGATGACTGTAAAGAAGCTTGGATTATTTCTGATATTGCACTGGAGAAATATGCAACAGTAATCGAGGTGCCTAACAGATATGTACCAGATGGAGAAAAGTTTTTCTCTGTACCTGTTGATAAGATATATAAAATAAGTCTTTAAACAAATGCTTGATTATATTGAATGGCTCAGTACCATTGAAGAAGAACCAGAGCTTGATGGTGCAGGTAAGTTACTCGCTCCTGTATTTGCTGAACTATTATATGACAGGAAAGTTAAAACAATATATGAATGGTGTTGTGGTCCTGCATGGATAGGTTTATGGTTACTGGAACAGGGTATATGTCAAGAACTTGTAGTATCTGATATCAATAAGAAAGCCATAGATTGTGTCAGACGTACCATAAATAGACATAATTATCCTGTTCGTTCTTACCTGAGTGATAACCTTAAAGGTATACCTGAACATGAGAAGTTTGATATTATAGTTGCCAATCCTCCCAACTATGTTAATATACAAGAGGATCACCCAATGGGTTTTCTCAGATATGATCTTAGACCATCAGATATTGACTGGAAAATTCATAGAGACTTCTATAATAATATAAGAAAACATATGCATAAAGAAAGTGATATGTATATATCAGAAGTTGAACCATACAAGAAAGAAGTATGGCTTATGGGTAAGCTTTATGATAAAAGAGAAACAGAACCTATTAAAGATTTTAAAGAAATGCTTTCAGCAAATGAATTAAATTTAAATAGTGTAGAAACATATACAATGAACCAAGAGATTGAGATGGCAATCCTAGATATTTCTCTTGACATAAGAATCTAAGCGTGGTAAGGTGGTATATTATTAACCAACATTAAGGAGATAAATATGATGGCTGCACAGAAAGAGACTGCAATTATTTCAGGCAAAGCTTATTGGACCAAGCTCAACCGTAAGGATGAGTATTCCGATAAGTACCAATTGGACGTAGGTGATCTTTCTGACAAGAGTAAGGAAGTCTTGAATTCTCATGGAGTTAAGTTGAAGAACAAGAATGATGATCGAGGGGAGTTCATAACTGCCAGAACTCAATACCTCGTTCCAGTCATTGACTCCGATAAGAAGACTATTGATCGAGATACTCTTATTGGTAATGGTAGTAGCGTCAGAGTGAAGGTTGACTTCAATAAGAATCATCCTTTTGCTGAGAAGTATGGTACGTCAATGTATCTCAAGAAGGTACAGGTGACTGAGTTAGTTGAGTATGCAAAAGATGAGTTTGACGACGACGACGACATGGTCTAGTCATGATATCAGGGCTTGTGATGAGCAATATTAATTTCGGAAACGCTCGTATGATCAAGAAGCATGGCGGGCGAGGGAGCGGGCAGCTATGCATATTTCTACATTAGTAAACGATATATATGATCGTATTGCATCCAACAAGAAGGTCTCCAGAGAAAATCTGGAGGCTTTCTTGGAGGGTGTTTCTGCTGTTATCATTCAACATCTGGAGGAGGAAAGGAATACACCCAGTGAAAAACGTATTAGAATGTCTTCAATCGGCAAGCCAGACCGTAAAATCTGGATGGAACTTAACGGTCCAAAGGTGGAAAGAGCGTATCAACCATCTACTCTCATCAAGTTTCTCTATGGTTCGATCATTGAAGAACTGGTTATCTTCCTTACGAAAGAGGCTGGTCACTCAGTACAGGAACCGCAGAAACAGTGCGAGATATTGGGAATAAAGGGACATCTTGATTGTAAGATTGATGGAGAAGTGGTAGATATTAAATCTGCCAGTGATTTTGCTTTCAGAAAATTCAAGACCGGATCAATAGAGTATGATGATCCTTTTGGTTATATAGCACAGGTCAGTGCATATGCTGAAGCAGAGGGTAAAGATGTTGGATATCTTCTGGCAATGAATAAAGTTTCTGGAGAGATAGTATTACTTGAGCTTGATGACATGACACTGATCAATGCCACAGAGCGTATTAAAGATGTCAAGAAGATAGCAAAGAGTTCAAGTATGCCAGACTTCTGTTACCTGCCAGAACCGGAAGGCAAGTCAGGAAACATGAAGATTGCCAGAGATTGTGTCTATTGTGATTATAAGTGGACTTGCTTCCCTGACATGAGAGTGTTCAGATATCAGGAAGGATTTAAATATTTAACAACGGTGGAGAAAGAACCTAAAGTTCCTGAAATAACAGATAGTATGAGAGGATAAAATGTCTCACTTCGTAAGGCATGAGCCTTGCCCTGAGTGTGGTAGTAAAAATAACGTAGGAGTATATTCAAACGGATACAAACAATGTTATAGTGAAGATTGTCATTATAAAATTATGCCCGATTCAAATTATGAGGAAGAAGAATACATTATGACAACAACAAGGGCTGTAAGCACAGGTACAATTAAAGCCATACCCGATAGAAAGATCGAAGAGGATACCTGTAGGCGTTATGGAGCCATGCTCAATGGAACAAAGCACTTCTATCCCTACTACAACAGGGAAGGAGAACATATAGCCAACAAGGTCAGGAATACAGAGAACAAGACGTTCTTCTCTGAGGGTGACATCAAGGGTGCTATGCTGTTTGGACAGAAGTCCTTTCAAGAGGGCGGCAAGTATGTCACGATCTGTGAAGGGGAGATAGATGCCATGTCTGCCTACCAGCTAATGGGCAGCAAATGGCCGGTGGTATCCATTCGTAATGGTGCTGCTGCTGCCACCAAAGATATTACAGATAATTATGATTTCCTCACATCCTTTGAGAATATAGTTATTTGTTTTGATAATGATGATGCTGGTCGTAAATCATCCACCAGAGTGGCAGAAATGCTGTCTCCCAAAGCAAAGGTGATGTCACTCCAGTATAAAGATGCCAATGAGTATCTTATGAACAATAAGAAGAATCAGTTTGTGCAGGACTGGTGGGCTGCAAAGACCTATACCCCAGAGGGTATCATATCCGGCAACGAGATGTGGGATACAATTATTGAAGGGGCCACAGAGGCTGCTATCAATTATCCCTATCAGGGTCTACAGGATTTGACCTATGGTATTCGTATGGGAGAACTTGTGACTGTCACGGCAGGTTCCGGTCTGGGTAAGTCTCAGTTCCTGCGAGAGCTTATCTATCATGTCTTCAAGAATACCGGTGACAACATAGGTATGATGTTCATGGAGGAGTCGGTCAAGAGAAGTGGTCTGGCATTCATGAGTCTGGAAGCCAACAAATGTCTGCACCTGCCAGCAGAGTTTGCATCAGTATCTTCTGAAGACTTGAAGAAACACTTCGATAGTACGTTAGGTACTGGAAGGTTATTCTTCTACGATCACTTTGGTTCCAATGCTATTGACTCTATCCTGAACAGGATTCGATACTTTGCCAAAGCTCTGAACTGTAAGTATGTGGTACTGGATCATATAAGTATCATAGTTTCTGATCAGAATGTGGCTGATGAACGTAGAGCCATTGATGAGATCATGACAAAGATGCGTACCATTGTTCAAGAGCTTGACATTGCCCTGCTCATTGTATCTCATCTTCGTAGACCCATGTCTACAGGCCATGAAGAAGGGGCTGTAACGTCTCTCTCCCAGCTTAGAGGATCGGCCAGTATAGGTCAGCTATCCGATATTGTTATTGGTCTGGAAAGAAACGGGCAGCATGAGGATGAAGTGGAAAGACATACAACAACAGTACGGGTTATCAAGAACAGGTTTTCCGGTTTGACAGGACCAGCCTGTAGAGTATACTATGGTCGTGAATCAGGTAGGCTCACAGAAGTTCATGAGGAATTTGAAGAACTAGAATAATGCATTGGACTTATAAAAGAAAACCTTTCGTTCCCGATCTTGATAATAGGTTTGGTTTTGTATACAAGATAACAAATAAGAAAACCAAGAAGTCCTATGTAGGGTGCAAGCAATATTTTATTGGTATTAAAAAGAAATCTCGTAAGCCTTCCGGTTGGGAAACATATACAGGTTCTTCCAAACATCTTAATTCTGACATGGGAAAAATAGGAAAGAAGAATTTTGCATTTCAAATTATAGGGGAGTATGAAAACAAAAGAAGTTTGAACTACTATGAATGCTTCTATCAAATGAAACTAAAAGTTCTTACCACTGTACTCAAAGGTACAGATGAACCGGCCTACTATAATAATTATGTTGGTGGTAAATTTTACAGACCTATAAGAGTAGAGGAAACATAATGCCAGTTGTCCTGCAACTGAGAGTTCATGAGAAAGACCTTGATCTTAATCCCGATGTATGGTATGTGTATACCGTTCATGAGAAACAAAAACTATCTGAAAGAAATATAATTACGATCCGTAATAAGAAATCTCTCACTACTCATTGGTCAGATTTAAACTTTGATGAAAACTCAGAAAAAATATTGGAGGATACAAATAAAATAATTTCTATTTTAACATCCCATAGTATAGTAATATTATCATTGGAAAAAATGACTAATGATCTTGCAGAAATGGAAGAACACTGTCCTAAAACAAAAGAGTTTCTTGAAAGGCAAGTGGAAAGGCTTATGAAATATGGCTATTAAACAAAAGGACTTCATGAAATTTCTTGGTATTCCAGATGAAGATTATGATCCTACCAAGAATCGTCTTGTTATTGTATTTGAAGAAGCTGACAATGAGGAAGAATTTGTAGTTCAAATATTTGATATCTCTGAAAATGAAACGAGAATATCTCTCATTAAAGAACTGGGATATGGTATCCTGTCTCATCTGTATGATGAAGATTTTGTGAATGCCATCAGAGAAGCTGGCCGGTATTCTTTCAATGCCAAGTATCCTCAATCTTCAGAAGAAAAGATTAATTACACGGATAATATAATTGAGTTTAAAAAGTTACATTAGTGGCTAACCTACTGGGAGTTTTATATAGTATGTCTGATAGTATCAATCACCCTCCTCATTATAATAAAGGAAATATGGAAACCATAGAGCTTATTAGAAATGCCATGTCTTCCATAGAATTTGAAGGATATCTACAAGGAAATATTATTAAATATATATCCAGATATAAATACAAAAATTCTCCTTTGGAAGATATACAGAAAGCAGAATGGTATATAAAAAAATTAATAGAGGAATTGGATATGCAAAATTATAAACCCAGTGATACGGAATGATACAAATGAAATCTGAAACTTTACAAACTAAACTTAATACTTTTCATAAAGCTTTTGGTCATCCAACCAATGCTGAGTATCTTCTCAGTCCTCTCAATGATACAAAGTCTCTACGCATAAAACTTTTACAGGAAGAATTTGCAGAAGTTATGGCAGCTATATACTACAAGAAAGATAAAGCTGCTATCCTGAAAGAGCTTTGTGATCTTGTATATGTTTGTGTGGGATTTGCTGATACGTTTGGTTGGAATTTTGATGTAGCTTTTAATAGAGTACATGCTTCCAATATGTCCAAGTTGGGAGGAGATGGCAAGCCTATCTATAGAGATGATGGTAAGATTTTGAAGTCAACTCATTATAAAGAACCCAATTTGAAAGACCTGATATAAATATATAATGGAGAATAATACAATGAAGATAAGTGTAGAATTAATTAATGCTATCTTAAACTATCTTTCAAAGAAACCCTTCAATGAAGTGAATGGATTGGTGGGACAACTGATGTTAGAAGTCAGGAAAGCACAAGAAGAAGATCAACAAGAGTTTTCTTTTCCTCCTGAAGAGAAATCTTCCAGCAATGAAAAAAAGGATACCAAGAAGAATGCTTCCAACTGATTACCAATCGTTCATACATCAATCCAGATATAGTCGTTGGCTGGAAGAGGAGGGAAGACGAGAGACATGGGAAGAAACTGTCACTCGCCTTCTCAACTTCTATAAAGTTTTTATTAAAGACAAACATGACTACTCCATGCCAAAGGAACTATTTACAGACTTGTATGTAGCAATGGTCACGCTGAAGATCATGCCTTCCATGAGGGCCATGATGACTGCTGGCCCTGCACTGGAACGTAATCATATTGCTGCCTACAACTGCTCCTACCTGCCTGTGGACAGCCCCAGAGCTTTTGATGAGTGCCTCTACATCCTGATGCATGGAACTGGTGTAGGCTTCTCTGTGGAGAGACAGTACATCAATCAGCTTCCTCCAATACCTGATGTTGTTGAAGAGAGTGAGACAACAATCATCGTACAGGACAGCAAGGAGGGATGGTTCAAGGGCTTCAAGGAGCTTATCAACCTGCTCTATGCTGGTATGCTGCCCAGATGGGATATGTCCAAGCTACGCCCTGCTGGAGCTAAACTGAAGACCTTTGGTGGTAGGGCCAGTGGTCCTGACCCTCTGGATGATCTTTTCAGTTTCACCTGTAGTATGTTCAAGAAGGCTGCTGGACGTAGGCTGTCCAGTATCGAATGCCATGATCTAATGTGCAAGGTGGCTGATGTAGTGGTGGTGGGAGGAGTTAGAAGGTCTGCCCTGATCAGTCTGTCCAATCTATCTGATGACCGTATGAGACATGCCAAGTCTGGATCATGGTGGGAGACAGAACCTCATCGTGCTCTGGCAAATAACAGTGTCTGTTACACCGATGGATCAGCAGACATGGGATCATTCATGAGAGAATGGACAGCTCTCTATGAGAGCAAGTCTGGTGAACGTGGTATCTTCAATCGTCAGGCTGCACAGCAACAGGCAGCTAAGTATGGCCGTAGAGATTCCTCCATTGACTATGGAACCAACCCCTGTTCTGAAATTATTCTAAGACCGAAGCAGTTCTGTAATCTCTCTGAAGTTGTGATAAGAGCAGATGATACATCAGAAACTCTACAGAAGAAGGTGGAACTTGCCACCATACTGGGAACCATACAGTCCTGCTTCACTGACTTCAAAGGTCTTAGCAGACAATGGATGAGGAATACAGAAGAAGAGAGACTTCTGGGTGTATCCCTGACAGGTATTCTTGATAGCAAGATGATGTCAAATGTGGGAAAAGAAAATATTACTTCTCTGTTGAGTAACCTTCGATTGACTGCTGTGTCCACCAATAGAAAATGGTCCAAGTATCTGGGCATTGAACCTTCTGCTGCCATTACCTGTGTTAAGCCTTCCGGTACAGTCAGTCAACTTGTGGATGCTGCCAGTGGTATTCACCCTCGACATTCCGATTATTATATTCGTACTGTCAGGGCTGACAAGAAAGACCCCCTGACAAAGTTCATGACAGAGAAAGGGTTTCCAGTTGAGGATGAACTCTTGAAGCCACAGTCCATGTCAGTGTTTAGTTTCCCAGTGAAGGCACCCAGAGGAGCCTTGACAAGAGATAGTATATCTGCCATTGATCATCTCAAGATATGGCAGGTATACTCAAATCACTGGTGCGAACATAAGCCTTCCATTACTGTTTCTGTACAGGAGAATGAATGGATGGAGGTTGGTTCATATGTTTATAAAAACTTTGATGCAATGTCAGGTATCAGTTTTCTCCCCATGAGTGAACATACCTATAAGCAAGCACCCTATCAGGATACCACCAGAGAGGACTATGAAGCTCTTCTGAAGAAGATGCCAAAGGATGTGGACTGGCAAGTCCTGTCTGAGTATGAAGAAGAAGATAATACTATGGGAAGTCAAACATACACCTGCTCTGGAGATGTATGTGAGGTGGTGGATATTGTACAATGATGAAAAGGAAAACTAAATCTTATACTGCTGAAGTAAGATTGGAAGATTTTCTGGAGATGCAAAGAGAAGTTGGAATCTTGAGGAAAAATGTTAGAGATATTCAAGAACAACTACAAGAAGCTTACAAAAAAATTAAAGAGTTAGGAGAAAAACATGAGCCAACAACAAGAGAAAATTAAAATACATCTGGCAGGTCTGGAGATGGAACGAACCTATCTTCTGGAGAATCTGGGTGACTACCACAGGATACAAAGAAAGAATGTACAGGAGTATCTCAGTGGTAGAATAGAAACACTGATGAATGATATTGAAGATGTTTCTTTTGCAGAGACAGTCCTTGAAACTAAGGGGCCAGTAATTGCCAAAAAGAAAACAGGATAGCAATATTGCCACCCTGTTTAAGTTTGGTGTATTTCTAAATGATAAAGGTCAATTAGAAATTCAACGAGAGTATCTTCATCCCAGTGATTGGCTAACAGTCGTCAACGAAAACTTTCCCTCCTATGAAGACAAGGAGTTGATACATAGATTCCTTATTTATTCTCAAAACTTAATGGATCAGGTAGAGAGAGACCTCAGTACCTACAGTCCTATGCTTAAACCAACCCACCATCATACATAGGCTTTGTAGATGATGGTACTATGCCACCATCATACATAGGTCTTATTTGACCACCTCTGTATTTTCCCATTTCTTGTTTAGTTGGATCAAATCCTTCGGAAAATAAAGACTTTGCTTTTTCTGGATGAAGGGCCATAAAACTTATTTCTCCTCCTCCTTCTGCTTCATTCTCATATCCATATGCATCTGCACCCGTTTTATCTAAAATATTTCTAAGAAATTCAACCCATTGTTCATTACGTTTTTGATTCTCCGGTAGATCACTAAATTTTAAAGCTCCTCTAGTAATATCCTTCCATAGTTTCACTTTTGCTTCAAAAGGTATCACACTTTCTCCTTCTATATGAACATCAGGCATTGACTCTGGTCGAATATTCATAAATATTTTCTCATCATATTCAGGATCGTCAGGATATAATTCAATTACTGATTCAGGATATTGAGTTTCTTGGGCTGCTGCATACTCATCCATTATTGTATCTATATCAACTTCTGAACCTTCATCATGAAAAGAAGAATAGACTTCATCAAACAGTTCTTCATTAAAAAACCGTCCCCCATCTGTAGTATAAGACATCTTCCTAATCCACTGTTCTGGATTTTTAAAACTCAGCATGTCAGGAACTTTAAGATACTTGTTTATATTTGCTTGAATAGGTATAGTATTCATGCCTTCTGGAAGAAGAATGTTTTCTGGATTCTTCATGTACTCATTAACAAAGTTATCAAGTTCATCCTTATTTTCAAGTTGATATTTATCAAGAAGTTTTTCTGATACTAAATTCAATTCGGAGATAGCTTCCATATCTTCTTTTGTCCTAGCAGGTGCTATCGACTTAAATTTTGTGTCCGCTTGAAGTCTTTTTAGAATTTCCTGATATTTTTTTTCATACTCTTCTAAGACTCTATACCTTCCTATATCTGGGTCTTTCGTTTCTCCTTGTCTGGCTAAAAAAGCATCATACACATGAGGAGCATCTTCCTGAGATACCATATGAATACCAATATCAGAGACTCCAGATACACCACCTTTGCCCTCTGTAGGAATAATTCTTAGAATATCTTCTACTATTTCAGGATTTTTAGTAACATGCACGAGTTGTTGTCCAAATCCTTTAGATTTTGCTAATTCTCTTTGTGCATTATCAGGTTCTGTAACGAACTTATGAATTTTTCCCAATTGGGTTTCGGTCAGATCATATTTTTTTGGACTAGCTTCATCTGTTTCTGTAGTTAAATTATTTTTAACTTCCTCCCATAAATCTCCTACATATTCCTGACCAGATTTCTCTAAACCAAAAAGCTCATGTGTAGGTGTATTTTTTAAATAGTCTATGACAGCAGCTTTTGTTTCTTGAGGAATATGTTTAAGTACCTCTGATGCTATCTGTACAGCAGGAAGTCTTCTGGATAATGCTTTAACAGCAGTTCCTATAACTTTAGGTAACTTCCCCTCTAAATTTTTAGGAACAGGCTTTGTTGTTACGGGAAGCTGTTGTTCTGTTACTGTACTTGGACTTGGACGTTCTATAATATCCGGTATATTCTCTGCTCTTTGTCTTAAATCAATAGCTTTATCTTCAAGTTTTTTAAGTTCTTCATCAGGCTCACCACCCTCTGCCATATGCTGTACCATGCCACCATCATACATGGTCTGTGGTTCAGCCAACATTTCTTTCAGTGTGATCATCAGTGCATTACAATATTATCTTGAAGGTGTACATATTCTTCTGATATCCCATGCTGGCACAATCCTTTTATATCCAATATTATGGAAGGTATATTACTCTTCCAGTAATCCATGAACTTATCAAAATAGGGGTAGTCAGGTGGAACATCAAAACCCTCATAGTTAAACTCCTGAATTAAATGTGGGTAATCAGGAGTCTTGTATATTATGGTCACCAGAACTTTGCTCTGTGATAAATCAGTGGTCATTCCCATTTGTTTTCCCAGCATCCTTTATCTGTTCTTTAAGTTCTTCAACTTGATCGTGTCTGGTCTTTTTCCTTACTGCTCTCTCCAGACCATAGGCCGCTCTGACAGTTTCATCATGCTCAATAAAATTTATTTCCAGTACCCTCACTCTATCAATGAGACGTATCATCATGATACGAAGTTCTTCCAATCTCTTTCCCAGTTGATCTCTGGTATCTCTTGTTTCCTCATCCAGTTCTTCTTTAAGAATATCAATGGCTTTGACAATATCTTTATGCTCATCATTGAGTTCTTGCTTGAAGCTTCCCGTGATCCATCTAATGAGCCACCACAGAGCATACCCTGCCGCTGCTGCCGTGAGGACAGGGATACCAACAGTTTCAAATAACTTTACAAACTGTGTTATGGACATCATTTATCTGGCAGCACTGGACCCAAAGTAAAAGCTGACAATGGCTGCAAGAGTATGCAGATACATGGGTGCAAGAGCTATACCTCTGACAGCTTGCCATTCTATTGTATCTGGTGACTGCCATATGAATGGGATGGAGAACCCGCCCTCCTTGACATGAGAAACCATGACTGGTATATCAAAGAAAGGAGCAGCGAAAGGAATTACCACAATACAACCCACACATATCAAGGCTATGATCCTGCGAGTCCATGAGAAGTGTTTGTCCTTCTTGCCATGCTCTCTTACATCCTGTAGTACCTTGTGACGGGCATTGAGAGCACTCAGCATTAGCTTGTGCTGCTCTGCTTTAGCTTTGACGATCTGCCCTATGAGGGTAGTGACAAAGCCCATTATGGAGCCGCCCAAGAGGGTTGTTACGAGTTCCATTATGTAAAGATTGCTCTTGATCCGGGGGCTGGTTGAATAGTTATTTGAGAATCTCCAGTAGCAGTACTCTCAGTTCCTATACCTACACGTTGAGCCTCTCTTGCTCTACTTTCTGGACTCTGACCAAAGATTCTTCTACCAATACCTTCTCCAACATCTGTTAAAGCTTTTTCACTGGCAATTTGAGCAGGCTGTATTGGTTGTCCAAAATCTTTACTTCTAGGTACATTTGCTCTTTGTAAACTGGGAGGAGCAGCTATATTAGAAAAAGCTATACTTGGTATTCGTTGTGCCAATGTTTTTTGAAGACCAACATTAGCACTAATAGAAGTTGTTCCCAGAGAAGCCATTTTTAAAGTTGCAGCAGGAAAAGGAACTGATCCTGTTGATGCTCTTCTTCTGTATTTTGGGGCTGCTAAAGTTGATGAATATGCTACCATTATGTGCTCCTTACAAAATTAGATATAACCCATATAACAATTGATCCTATAACTCCCAGAACGGCTGCTGCTCCATAGACCATATGTCTATCCTTCTCCAGTTTCTTAATTCTTGTATCATGTTTTTCAATGGTATCCCATTGCTTCTCTGTTACAACCATCAAAGAATCAAGCTTACCTTCCAGCCTACCAAGTATAAGATACATATCCTTGTCAGAGATATTACTCATCAGTCAAGTATCTCACGAACAGTTTCACTAATACTTTCTACAATATCTGCTGGTACTTCACCAAATTTTCTTTCTCTTCTTTTAAATCTTTTCGCCTGAACAATTCTTGCATTGATTAATATATCTTCCATGCGTTCCACTAATTCTTTCACTGCTTCCTTTGCTTCTTCTTCTTTATTTTTATATAATTCTGTACCATAATACTTGAAAACATCCTTTTCTTTTTTCTTTATTAAGGCTTTTAATTCTTTGACCTCTGTCTTGAATTCATTTGTAAATACAGCAGTGAGTTTTTCTTTATCAATAGGCCATATTTTAATACCTACTGTTTGTGCAAGAGCCATAAGAACAGGCAGGTCTGGTGCATAAGCAGAAGAATCTGGTCTTCTTTCCAGAGCATTCATTATCTTTTTATGTGCCCATGAATCATAAAAATCATTTCGCTCGTCAGAACCAAATAGTTTTTGTAATCCACTAAATCCCAACAGTGGATTATTGGGAACAAGACGGGCCAATGTAAAGTGAAATCTTTCCCATGCATTTTCTGAAAGCTCTCTCCCCGTGAAAGGGTCTATACCCAAAATCATAGGCATAAATAATTCTCCTGCAAGACCGAAGGAAGGTTGGAAAGGTGCGGGTAATCCTGCAATCCTTCCTCCCTGTTCAGGTGTTGTTTGACCTAAAGCATCACCACCCGGAAGAAATCTAGTAGTATCTAAATAATAAGATGTTTGAGGAAGTTTATTGCCTTCTACATCTCTATCCAAACCCCAACCCAGAGCATAATCAAATCTTTGTTGTGCAAACTGTTCTGCACCTCTGAGAGGATCACCCATCTTTAGAAAAGTAGGTGGCATGACAGGAAGACCAAATGCACGGGCAAGTCTTTTTTCATCCATGAGTGCTCTCTCATATTCCGTTTCTTTCTTTGATCTTTCTCTTCCTGCATAATCAAGTGCATATCCAATAGATGCCCACTTGGCAAACTTAGCTGGATTTAACGTGGCTGTTTTTGCAAGCATGGGAATAACTCTGTAGGTATATGAGAAGAAAGGAAGTCCGGTATCCCTGAGAAAATTTATGAAAGGAGCTTGAATATTATAATCAATAAATCCTTTTTTTGCTTCTTTAGCTGCTGATCTTTTTATTTGTTCAATAGCATTATTGTATTCTGATGATCCTTTCTTGAACTGTTTTAATTCCGGTATTCTTTTCTGTACTCTATCAATGTAGAGAGCAACACGAAACATCTGATCTTCTCTTTGATAGAGATCAGTCAGTCCTTTATCGGCCCATTTCATAGGATTTTTAAGAAATTCTTTCCCTCTTGTTTTTTTACCAATAACTCCTTCACCTATTTTTGTTTTATCAAGCCAGTCAACATATTTTTGATAGGTTCTACCTGCAATATTATTAGACATCTCAAGAGTATCTTCTATGTCTGCTATAGGATCATCAGTATCAGCAGTTACTTTTTTTCTTTTCAATTGTACTCTGAGAAATTCCCTAGCATACACTGTTTTCCAATCTTCCTGACCTACTCTGAGTTCTGCTTTAGCCAGACTGGCATCAAATACACCCAGTCTTACAAGGTCTTCATAAGTATTAGATTCTCCAAATCCTAGATCAAGTTTATTTAAATTGTCTTGTCCTTTCTTGGTAAATACCTTAAAACCATGATCTGCAAAAGTACCAAAAGGAACATTGTGCATATCCAATAAGAAAAAGTTTGATACAGTATTATTAGTGTGAACAGTAGGATTCCATGAAGTTTTACTTCTCTTCCACATAGAATTATAACGTCTGTATGATCTAAAAAAATCAGGAAGATGACCTTTACCATGATAAAGCCAACCTAAAAATCCTTCTCCTTGAGAAAATTCTCTTTGTACTTTTATAGCATCTGCCATATCCTTTGGTATATATTTACCTGCAAGATCACCATATCGTTCTAAACCTGTTTTCTTAATTTTATTACCATGCTTAAAGTGAAACATATCTGCCTGTTCTTCTGGAGAAAGTTGTTCAAAAGTTTTCTTGCCAGAATCTTTATAGGCTTTATACATACTTCTCGCAAAAGCTTTTTCATCTTTTGATGCTTTTTTACTTTTTGATATTTTAAGTAGTCTTTTTAATTCAGCATTATCCATATATCCAAACTTAGTATTAATATCTGAATAAAATTTATAGACAGCAAGATCATTAATCATAAGATCACCCGTTGCCTTGATGGCAAAGGCTGCATCTTCTATTTCGTTGAGAGCTTTTCTTTCTTTAGCTGTAAGCTGTTTACGAAGAGTTTGTATTCCATTTTTTACTTTTCCTAGTTTTTTATATCCTTGTTTTTCTAGATTAGCTATTCTTCCTGTTTCTTTTGCTGGGATAGGTATTGGATGTCCTCTTGCCATAAGTTCAACACCAACTAAACCATGTCTGCTTTCATCAGTGGCTTTAGTAAGTATTTCTCTTACTTCTACTCCTATAGCTTTTCTAAATTCAGGACTTAATTTTTCTCCATATGTTCTATGAATATAGGTATTCATATTCTCATGAAACGTAGAAGGTTTAAGCATACCTGCATCAACCATTCTTTGACCTGTTTCTTGAATAAGTTCTCTGGCTTCTGATCCTATTTCCCTAGCTTCTTTAGAAAGACCAGCTATATTATCTACCTGACCATCAAGAAAATAATACAGTATCTGTTTTTCATTTACTGACAGAGCCTTTGCTCTTTCAGCAATATCTGTAAACTTATAGGCAACATCATTAAAATCCAGAAAAGCTCCTTCATGTAGCTTTACAAATTCATCTGATAGCTTATAGTTATCTATAACTCTACGTCCAATAAAATCTTGTGCTGACTGTCCTTTAATTTTGATTTTCTTTGCTGCTCCAAATCCAAGAGCAGCACCTCCAAACATAAGAGTTGATTTCAGTGCAGTTCTCCAAGGACCACTATCCATATCATTTTCATCTTCAAGACGATTTATATATTTATCAATATCCTCTCCAAATACATAGTTGCCACCAAAAGCTCCTGCTCCTGCCCCTAGTGAAGCAATAGGATTATCCAATATAATTGGTTTGTAAACATATTTTCTTTTAAGGTCTTCATATTTTTGTGAGGCAGGTTGAAATTTTCCATAGTAAAAAGACTTGACACTATTTGTCAAGCTGGTTGTGTCAATACCTGTAAGTTCTTTTACAACAGCTTGAGGATTATCAGTAAGTTGTTTGGGTGTTTTTGCTGCTATGAAACTTCCCAGAGCACCGGCAGGAAGACCAATGGCAGGAGCCAATACCGTCCCTGCCGCCATTCCTGTGATAGTATTAAAAACTCTATTGGAACTATCATTATCAACATAGGCTGTTAGACCACCAATTCCTCCCCACATAAAACCAGTACCGGCAAGTCTTTTGGCTTTCTGCCATTTAGTAAATTTATATCCTGCCTTGGCTAATTGAGCAGCTTTACTGGCAGGAGTTAGCCATCCTACAGGATCAAGAAACATAGAACCAAAGTAAGTCCACTTTATATCAGCGCCCCATTCTGGATGTTCCATAAGTTTAGTGAGTAGTTTTTGATCAACGGCCATATCTACTTTATCAAATCCAGCCATTTGTTTGATGCCTCTATAGGAATCAGTTACACCCAATGTAGCGGCAAACATCATTGCATCTTCACGATCATACTCAGAAGCTTTTTCCTCCAGACCTCCACTAAACTGTCCAGCAATAGCATCAAGATCATTTTCAGTTTTATCAGAAAGTAAATCTTGAACTCTTATAGTAGGAATAGGTTGAAGAGATTCCATTTGTTCTTGCAGAGAAGCCATTATGGAGCCATCTCTTGAGCAGCTAAATCATATTGTTCTGCAAGGTAATCATAAATAGCATCCCTTGCTTTTTGTTCATTACCAGAAAGCCATCCCTGTCTATTAGAATAAGCAGTAAATAAACGATCTCTAAGCCTTTCTAAATGTTCTCTCCTATCTATAGGAGGATCAAGACTAAGAGCATTTACAATTTCTGATGCAAAATAGTCTTGATTAAAAGTATTATATAAATGGTTAGTAGCTTCTGTAGACATTATTTGTGTAGATGAAACAGGTCGTCCCCCACTGGGAGGAGGATTCATTTTTTGATCTATACCAGTATCCATCATATTTTTAACTGCATTATGTATTTGATTGGTATCATCGGCAATTGCTTTTGTAATTTCTGGTGATGTACGTCCTTGATATTGTCTAAGTAGCTGTACCATAATTCTTTCATTAACGTCTGCACTATTTACAATAGTAAGTATTGCATCTGGACTATCTTTAGAAATACCCGCTTTTTTTAATATATCCATAGCTAGTTTACTGCTTTCATTCACTGTGTAACTACCCAATTCATCTGGAAAACGACCTATAGTATCTCTTTTTTCATTAATAAGAGACATATATCCGGCAAGTTGAAATCGAGTTGCCATTTGTCGTCCTTTACCTTCTGCATATTCTCTTGCCAATACCATATCGCTAAGAGGAGTATTATTAAATACTACCATTCGTTTTTCCCTTAGTTCTTCAGGATTTTCTGCTGTAACATTTATTAAAGAAGTAACAACTCTATGCAAAGCATTTCTTGCTTTATCTCCTTCTGTTAGGTCTTTAGGTTTTATATTAGCAATACCATATCCTGTACCTCCAACATTAAAAGGCATTCCTTCTCCTGTTGTAAAGATATCATAACCTGCTCCTTGAGCAGCAGCTAAATTAGAAATAGTGGTAGGATTAAAAACTGTTCCCATTTTCTTTGCAAGACTATTTTTGTCTTCTGGAGAAACATCCCGCATAATTTTTGAGTTTTCAAAAAGTTGATTAAAAACAGTTACATTATTCTCTAATCTAATTTCTCTGTCAGCTTCTGCTGCTCTTAATCGGGCCAGTCTTGGACCTTCTATTGCACTATAGGTTTGTGCAAAACCGCTGGCAAAGCCTAGTAACGCATCACTTACCATCTTATATTTCCTCTTCCATATCTAGAAAACTTCCCATGACAGGCTCTGGTTCCATCTCTGTCTCTTCCATACTGGGCATTCTCTTGATCATATTTGCTTCTTCTTTAATTGCACTAAATTCTTCAGGTTTTAATTCTTCCATGATATCCAGAACTGTTTCTTCACTTACCTCATCATCATCAAAGTCATTAAAGATTCTTGCAGTAAATCCTTCTTCCTGTGCATCTGCAACAAGATCAAGCATTAGAGGAATTACTAGAAGCTCACTAATATCAGGAGTCCAGAGTCCTTCCACAAATCCTTTAAAAGAAGTTGTTCTGGCAATGGCTTCTGCTGGTACTCCCGCATACATAAGTTTAAGAGTATTTTCTCTAGTTGGTGATTGATTTCTATTTTCTGATACAAAATCAAAAGCATCCACAATACTTTCTATTTCAGGAGGAGTTTCCCAAGCATACTTTCCTAGTGTACCCCGATCTTGATTCTCTAAATCACCTGTCAGACTGGAACCCGGAACACTGGAAGAGATAAAGCTAGTAGGGTCTTCATCAGTATTTTCTTGAATATCTAAATTATCTGTAATATTATCATATTCTCCTTGATTTTCTTTGAAGTTTTTAATATCTTGTTTGTCTGCCTCTATCAGTTCTTCAACTTCTTCTAGACCTCCTTGAAATCTGGACATGACTTGAGACATAACAGATTGCATCTGCTCTAGTCCTACTTGTTGAAGAGGATCAGTTTGAGGCATCATGGGAGGTTCTGGCTGTCCTCCTGCCATATCAAGAAATCCCATACCTGCATCTTCCATTTGTTCTGGCATATTATTTTATCCTCATGAAAGTAATCCACTATAGTTTACTCTGAAGTATCCATCATCTGCCATCATAACAAGATCAGGACGATACTCAATAAGTTCTTGTGCCAATACTCCAACTGTAGGTTGATTATTAACACCTATCTTCTCTGCAACCTCATTCCATTCCCATTCGTAGAGATCAATAGTAGAATTAAATTCTCCAATCTTTTCTATATTAGTTTTAAGTCTAATATCAGAAAAAAGACCAGCAACAGCAGCACCTCCAGCTTTACTTGCTAAAAATCCTCCAGCAATAGAACCTATGGCACCAAAGATACCTGCTGTTTTGGATGCACTTTGATTACCTCTGGCAATAGCTGCCTGTTGAGCAAGAGCAGCCGTTGCCGCTTCTCTGTCCAAGGCACTTTCAACTGACTGGAAAATAAACGCTGCATCATCTCTGCGTTTTTGCCAAAGAGCATTATATTCCTTCTCTCTTAGCCCCAGAGTAGCCTGTGCGGCAAAAGAGTTAGAGGCCATTTGATTACCATTATTAATAGTAGCTATAGACCTGAACCAGTTAGCATTGGCTGCACGAATAGATGCAAGCTGATTAGAATTAAATGTTTCTCTAGATAATTCTTGATTTGCAATAAACTGATTAAATGCATTTGTTTCCCCTGCATTGAACTGTCTAATAGCTGTGGTTCTATTTGCGTTGGCTTCTGATACAGAGTTCTCCAGAGTTGAAAAAAACTGTTCAACCTGATTTGTGGAGGTTGCATTAAACTGTCTGGCTGCATTTTCTGCTGCCTGATTATTAAATAATTTTTGTGTAAAAGCATTAAAGCTTAATGTATTGGAAGCTTGTTTATTATTAAGATTTGCTGTATCTATGGCAAGAAAATTCTGAGCATTATTTACTGCTCCTGTAAGTCTGGCATTAAGATTTTGTGTTCTCATTGCAGCAAGCATACTTGCATTCTGTAATGCCGTTGCTTGCCTATTACTAAGATTTGATAATTGTATTCTTCCATAAGCCTCTGCATCTGCACTGGCAATGGGTAATCCGGCCTCAATGAGAGCTTGTGTTCTGGCAGATGCTGCCATAGAAGAAGCTCCCAGACCTCTTTGTAACATGAGAGAATCTGCATTTCTGGCAGCAGGTGCAGCCCATAGAGGTAGAGGTTGTCCCTCTTTAATAGAATCTGTTATTTCTCCCAGTTGAAACTGAAGTGTGGCTCTCTGATCAAGTTCTCCCGTTGCAGCCACTGCCAGTTCTTCCGTGGGTATGGCTTCTTGTATATCTCCAATAGTTCTGGTGGGTGCTGCCAATTGGGCAGCGGCAGCTTCTCCTGTATCTGCTATTTGTGCAGCAGTGGCCGTTGCTGCTGGTACTCTGGTAGGAGCAGCAGTAGTTACACCCGTTGTTGCTACTTGTTGTGCAGGAGCAATGGTAGGAGCCGTAGCAACTCCCAATCCTTGATCTGAAACAAGCTCATCTTGTCCAGCAGTGAAACTGGGTACTTCTACAGTAGGAGCAGTGGGCACAGTAGGAATAGCCAATTCTGGTGGAGTAGTCTGTTCAGCCGCTCTAATAGCTGCTGCACCACCCACTCTGGGAGCAAACTGTACAGGATCAAGGGTTTGCTGTCCCTGTTGTGCAGCAGTTGCAGTTCTACTTCCCGGTATCGCATCAAACTGTTCATTTGTAAATGCGGGTAAACCAAATTCCCGTCTTTGTGCATTAATTGAAGCTCTTAATCTGTCTGTAATTGCAGCACTTCCAAATCGAGGGTCTGCTGGTTGAGGACCAGTTACAGTTGATCCCGTATCTTCAATAGGTATAAGACCTTGAATTTGTGCCTGTCGTCGTGGCGATAGCTGGGAAAATCTTAGTGCTTGATCAACCTGTGGATCACCACCCTGATAACTCCTAACACCTTCCACAGCTTCCTGACCACTACCGCCCATAGACTTCAGATGAGCAGCTTCCTCTTCATTAATGAAAGCTATCTGCTCACCTTCCGGTGCATTCTTTTCCAGCCATTCAATAGCCTTCTTTACATAGGCGGGAGTGTTTTTTGTTTTAGCCATTATTGTTTACCTTTATAGTTATTAAACGTCTGACGCCCCGTCAAATACATCTTCAGTCTTGAGTTTAGTATAGGCCAGTGCAATAAGATTACTGCCAGTCTCATCACCCACAGCATAGGCATACTTAAACTTGTCTATGGAAGGACAAGGAACAACTTCAGGAGCAGTTTTTGCCCTTTCATCTGCATCTTTATATACGGATACATCTACCATGAGAAACCAATTATCTGCATTATCTTTTCTACATAGACGAGCATTCGTCACACGAACATATCCGTTGTTATGAGTGATACCGCCCTGTAGAGGAATGTTTACTTGTAGTGCCATAGTTTATCCTTTCTCTTATATACTTACTGGAAGAGCGGGAAGATTTTGTTCTGCCAGCTTATCATTTAATTTTTTACTAAATCCGGGGAGCATTTCATCGCAGATTTCTCTCATAGTTTGAATTATTGACCACTGTTGCCAAATAGCTCCATTATGCAATCGTTGTAATTGAGATGCATTAAATAATGGTCTTGCTCCATTTGCCTCATCTTCTTCCGACATTCTTGAAATTAAACCAGCAGCAATTAATTGTTCTTTTCTATCTTCACTATTTATGAAATCGTCCCATTTACTTTTAATAATGGATGAAGGATCAGCAAATTCCATATCAAATACTCTACAAACTGCTGTATCTGAAAAAGCATCCAATGCTGTATGTGCGTCGGTAGTTTGATGAACATCTCCATTACCTTTAAGCAACCATCTGGTAGTACTTCCGTTTCCCATTGCAACTATATTGCCGGTAGAACCATGAGTAGTATTACCAGTGCCATCTTTGATTAGAGGAAATAGCCATATATTGGCAGTAGAATTGCTCGTATCGTCGGTTGTCTCCCCAGTAGCCACAGTTAAAATTCTTTGAGCAATAGTTCCTTCAGACAGAGCTAGAGTTTGCGCACCGCCCGGAGCGCCATCATATTTACTAATCTGATAGTAAGTATCGGTCTCTGCACTACCCGTTACACCATGAGCCACATCAGAAGATTTTAAAGATAATATGGCATCATCGTTATGTGCTTGGTTTATTGTCAATGCTGCACCGGCTGCGCCAGTATTCGCAGTATCAGATAAAAACAATCGTTGATCCGACAAACGCATCTCCTCAGTACCCTGCGATGTCCAACCCAATATTCCTGCGGATACCCAAAACATCCCCGTATCAGTATCAGATGTGAATGTATATGATGGTGACCCTGCACTACCGTCTCCTGTCCCAATAGTGGTAGCAGTCAGTGCTTGTGCAGCAATTGTACTGCCAGACTGTGCAGTGAAAGTATTTGCAGTAAACTGAAAGTCATCAGCACCAGCAATACGAATGTCTATTTGATCATCTGTATCTGCTGTAATGCTTGTATCTTGATCAGCATCAAGAATAAGTTCACCAGCATTCATGTCTATTGTGTTAGTTCCAGCATTCAAAAATGATCCAGTAGATGTAATTGACCATTTTGTAGCGGCTGCTTCAGAAGAACCTGTCATAAAATCTAATGAAGTTGCGTTGGAACTAGAACTGAAATCTCCTTCTGATCTTGCTTGAATTGCAGCAGCAACTAGAACAGCATCTGTACCTGTGCCTTCATCGGGTGCTTGAAATGCAATTTTACCCATTACATCATCAGCAGCCATATCTGTTTCACCAGTTTGTAAAGTGAGAACTATAGGTTTATCATCAGCAGTAGCAGTATGTTTAAGATTTAATCCTGTATCATGTACATGAGTTAGAGTAATTTCAGAGTTAGCACCAAATGTTAATACAGCAGCATCTGATATTAAACCTAAATCATCACTGATAGTTGCATCACCAGTAACAGCCAATGTAGAACCATCAAAGGTTAAATTACCTTCTGCATCCAATTCTGTAGTTGTAGAACCTATAGTTACAAGTTCATTTGCTGTAGCATTATTAATTGCTGTGACAGCACCAGAAGAAGCCGTTGACCAACTCAATGTACCACTACCATCAGTTTTTATAACTTGATTTGCTGAACCATCAGCATTAGGTAATGTCCATGTAACATTGGCAGAAATACTATCTGGAGCTTTAAATCCAATATAATGTGCTCCATTTGCAGCCAGTTCCTGAAACTGTAAAGGAGTAGTATTACCGGAACTTGTTCCATGAGGTGCCAATGAAACACCTGTTGAAGCTACAATTGCCGTAGTATCATTTCCATCTTCATCATATTCAATAGAGAAATCTTGATCACTTCCTAAATAAATTTTCTTATCATCTGCAATATATAAATCACCAAATTCCAGACTGGTTGAACCTAAATCTGCTCCACCTGATGCATCAGGTACAAAAGCAGTACTGGCAGTAATAGTGGTAGCTTCAAGAGTTCCAGAACCAGTAACATTGGCACCACTGAAAGTAAGGGCAGTAGTAGTACCAGATTTAATAATTAAATTACCACTTGAATTAGTAGCACTACCAAATGTCGTACCATCATCTTTAAAGAAAATATCTCCACCACCTGCATCAAGAGTAATATCAGTACCGGCATCAATGGTAGCTAAAGCAGAAGAGGATATCGTAAGGTCTGTCCCATCGCCTTCTATTTTTTCACCATCATCACCAAACGTAAGACCAATATCTGTTGGTATGTTAATGTCACCACCAGAGCCAACAGTTATGCTTAAATCTGTACCATCAGATTCAATCTTTTCTGCTGTAGCGAAAGTAATGCCAACTCCACTAGGAATATTAACATCGGCAGTAGCTGTGAGGTTAATATTGTTACCACTAATTGTAAGGTCTGTTCCATCACCTTCAATCTTTTCGCCATCATCTCCAAACGTAACACCAATGTTTGCAGGAATATTAATATCACCGCTAGAGCCTACAGTAATTGTAAGATCAGTACCATCAGATTCAATCTTTTCAGCAGTAGCAAACGTAAGGCCCACACCACTTGGAATATTTACATCAGACGTTGCAGTAAGGTTAATGTTATTACCTGAAATAGTAAGGTCTGTTCCATCACCTTCAATTTTTTCTGCATCATCACCAAACGTAAGACCTACGTTAGCTGGAATATTAATATCTGTAGTAGCAGTAAGGTTTAGATCAGCACTTGCACTGATTGTCAAATCTGTACCATCACCCTCAATTTTCTCACCATCATCACCAAATGTAATACCAATGCTTGCAGGTACATTGATATCACCACCTGAACCTACAGTTATACTAAGGTCCGTACCATCAGATTCAATTTTCTCAGCCGTAGCAAAGGTAATTCCTACTCCGCTAGGAATATTAACGTCAGCAGTAGCAGTAAGATTAATGTTATTACCACTAATTGTAAGATCAGTGCCATCACCTTCAATCTTTTCCCCGTCATCTCCGAAAGTAAGACCGATATCCGCTGGAATATTGATGTCTCCTCCACTACCGACTGTAATTGAAAGGTCTGTACCGTCTGACTCAATCTTTTCTGCCGTTGCAAATGTGACACCCACCCCACTAGGAATATTAACATCAGCGGTGGCAGTAAGGTTGATATTATTACCTGTAATAGTAAGATCAGTGCCGTCCCCTTCAATCTTTTCCCCGTCATCGCCAAAGGTTATCCCTTTATTTGCAGCTACGTTGATATCTCCTGAATCAATAGTTGCAATCGTGGCACTTCCCGCAACGATAGTGATCGTATCACTATCCGTATAACTGGGTGCTCCACCAGAAATACTAATCGTTTCCACAGAGATTTTAGTATCATTATCACTATCTGATAGCAATGCATTATATCCGCCCATTGCATCACCGCCATCATGTCTGTGACCACTGGAGCTTGTACTGCTTGTTTTTGCAAATGCAGTAAAGATTTCTGCAAATTCATTTGTGAAGTATGCAGCTTCAATTACATTTCCAGTAGCTATACTACTGTATGTTGCAGTTTTATCGTAACCTTGAATAGCCATTAATATCTACCTCCGGGGGTATATTCTAATTGAAATCCTCTAAGTGAATAGGGAGTTGTACTTGCTGTATCTATAATATGTACTGCTGATGAAAAGCCTGATCCTTCAATTGATTTTCTAATCAGGGGAGACCCGAAAGAACCAAATACTGCTGTGGCAAAAGTTGACAGGGAATTACCAAAAACAGCAACACCTGATGTTTCAGATATAGAAATTGCAGAAGGCTGCGGCGTATCAGAGTTATTATAGTTGTATCTCATATAGAGACTGAAATCCAGATCACCTTCCGATTCTACATTGAGAAGTATTCTTTGCATACTTTTTCTGACACCTGCATCACCAAAAGTAATATCTGGGCTTTTATATGCCGCTTCTATTGCAGTACCTGATGTACTATCACTGGCATCTCCGTTAAATCTATTTGTTTGTTCTTGACGATAGACATATCCATCATAATCGCCATGAATTATATATTCCGTTGTTCCAAAGTACATTGAATCTGTACAGGCAGGTTTTACACCTTTGATATCTGCCCATTGAAATCCCACGTTACCTTCCAGATTTCTCTTGAGAGTACCAATAATTCCCTCTGCACTTGTCTCTACCTGATCGTCTTCAGGATAAAATAAACGATATTGACTCTTTTCTCTTATGACCAGAGATGAAATATTTTCAAAATTAATCTCGTTAATTCTTTTCTGAATAGCTTTGGAAACTGTGCCCAGTTCAATATCATCAATCTTTTCCGTACCGGCAACTGTTCTTAGTCCATCCGGTGCCAGAAAGATAATATCACCACCCACTTCCTGTATTGATCCTCTGTCCAGACAACCCAGTTTTCTCGTGATGGGTTTCATCTGAAAGTCTGCAATGCCCGTTCCTGTAATCTGATAAATTTCATCTGTGGAAAATACAATCAGCTTATCACGAAATGTTTTAAGACCTACTATCGGACTATCCACCTTGATAGACCCTGCTGCATTTGCAGCCGTGAAGTCATTCTCAGCAAAGGGTGCGGCAAATACTACTTCCTGTTTATTACTGCCCATGCCAGCAAAGAAAATATGGTTTCTGAATACTTCCACGCTTTCTGGATCGGAGGGTGCTCCTGTTGCTGTAATGGCTGTGGCAGTGGAACCATCATATGACATTGCAGCATTGGCTCCATCTGCCACGATAATCTTATTTGTACCGTTGAAGTTATATTTGGCAAATGTATACTTCTCTGCACTTGTTCTGCCTGTCTGTACCGAAGTCCATCCACTGCCGGTACTCTTGGCTATGATAGTACCTCTTCCTGCCAGAACCATATTTGTACCACCGGTAGTACTGAAGAGGGCCGTCATTAACATGGCCCCTGATCCAGCACCGGAGATAGTGGCATTACTCAACTCGTTACTGTCATACTTTAATGTACCTTTGATACGACTGTATCCACCATCGGCATCCGGTTCATAGTTCTCCAGAATAACAGCAGCACCCGGAGGTATAGAGAAAGGATCACGATCCAGAACCAGACCTCCGTCTGTTGATATTGCAGATGCTTGTACGTTACTTGCCATCAGGGTGTATAAATTTCCTCTATGAAAGCTGACACGGTAAGATCATCGGCTGCTCCTGCCTGTGCTTTAAGAATATCTGTTGCTTCCAGAACTATATTTGCACCTTCTATTCGAAGGTAACTATCTGCTGCCACAGACTTGGTGCTTATGATGGCAAATGTTGCACTGGCAGAAGTATCTGTCCACTTAACTGTGACATCAACTGCATTTGTACCATCCACATTTGTCAGCCAAAGTTCTTTCACTATGGCCCTGTGACTGGAAGGACAGGTATATACAGTTGTTAAGTTTGTATCTGACAGAGCAACAGCAGCATTGATAATTCTGGTTGCCATTAAGCTTTTAGTCTCTTAGGTTTTCTAACAAGATTACTATATTTACCCCTAAAAGGATCACGTCTAGGATCACGTTTAGCAGGTTTTTCTTTTAATTCGTCTATAGATTCATAAATATAATCAGGTACATTTCTCAGTTTATATTCAAGAGGAGTTTCTTTTTTAGATAAATTTTCTTCTTTCATAGATTTTTGATACTTTTTTCCCCATTTTCTTACTGGTGTTTCTTGTTTTTCTTCTTCTTCTTTTTTCTTTTTTAGTCGAGCTTTTTCAAAACTATCAATAGATTTTTGTATTATTGACTTGTTCTTTTTTGTCATTATCTTATCCTGCCTTATAATTAGCTTTTCTGGGTTGAGCATAGACTTTACCACCGCCCATGTAGCCATACTTCTTGACCTGACCACCTTTAGCTATTTCTACTCCTTGGAATGGTGTAGATATACCTGATGGACGATCCGCTGTTATGTGTTCTCTAGCAACTAGATTTGGACGATCAAATTTTTCTAAAGAACCAGATTCTCGTTGTGGAAGATCAGCAATTTTTTTAAGTTCAGCTATAAGAGCAGCAGCCCTCTCTCTCCTTCTCTTCTCTACAAGCCTAGCAGTTTTTCTTTCACCACTTTCTAAATCTCTTGCAGAAGGAGCCTCAAAGTGTTTTGCTAAGTTCCTCTCCTCTCTTTTTTCTTGAGCCTCTTTCCGTCTTTCAGCCCGTCTTTCTGGTGAAATTACTTTAATATTCGGCCTGTCAAGACGAGACATCTGATATTCTCTCATTTCTTTTTCTTTAGCTCTGAAAGCTTTGCGTTTTTCTGATGTCATGGCTCTTTTAACATCACGCATTTTTCTCTTAGCTTCACGGGCTGCTGCTTTTCTTTCTTCTTTATCTGCCATATTACTTTCCCCTTTTAGGTTTTCTTAAAGTTGTCAGGCCACCTCTACGGTAGTTATACTTCTTGGCCTTACCACCAGACTTCATCTTCGTGCCGAGTTTCAGTTTTTCCTGTGGAATATTCCTGCCAATATCAGGATGCAGTTGCTTTACTTTATCATCTTGTGGATTTACATACATTAGACAGACCTCATTATTTCATCTCTGTTGATAAGTTCAATTCTCATTCTTTCAATACCCTTTGCATATTCAGTCAGACACATTGATGCAAACTCTATATCACCTCTCAGCATATAGGCATAATATTTAGCTCTATTGACAATTATATCTTGATATCTAGTTGCCAGAGTTGGAGTATCATCATAGGCAGAAAGCTCAGTGTGAGTGGTCCAGTATTCAAACAGGACAGTATAGTTACCCCTGTCAGGTATTGGATGCAAACCAAACTTACCATCCTGAGTTGGATAAACATATTCAGGAGTATCATAGCTACTGGAATCAATGGATGCATCTGTCTCTCTGTAGTTTCTGGCAAACTCTTCATATGTAATATGTTTGAGTCTTTGAGGACTTGTATCTTCCGTGATATTAATAAAATCTACATTTGCCTGTGTGCTAGTTCCATTTTCCAGAGTTATATAAAGAGTAGATGCAGTTGCCCCAAAGGTTGTGGTATGTACCTCCCCTTCCCCTGTATTTGATATTGTAAAGTCTTCATTCTTGATTTGTGTTCCACCAGAACTTGTTCCCACTTTTAATGTGACTGTACTTCCTGTAATTCGGAAAGTAGCCTTGTACTGACGATTATCCACAAATGAGGTGATGGTTTGTTGTGCTGAATCATTCTGATCAAGAACAAGAAAACCACCACTGATGGCACTACTGGAATGTGTCCAGTTTGCATCTGATGCAAAAGTATTTGTGGATACAAGTTGCGTTGGTGTTACAATGAAAGTATCATAGTCTACATGCCTGTAATCGGAAGGAAGAGAATATTCAGCAGTACCTGCTGTAGTTGCCTGTGTTCCATCCGAATGAAGGAAAGACCATTGAAGTTCTGAATTATAAATATCATTGATTGATTGATTTACAAAAGTCTTGACGGCAGTTTGAATACCTCTGGATGTACCAAATTCAGTTCCCGAATCAGAAGTTGAAAAGGTAACTTCATTGAGAGATTCCAGAACTCTATTCGATAATGTTAGATAATCTGCCATTCATAATTCACTTTCTAATAATGGATTTATCTGTTCAGCCAGACCTTCCTTTTGTTTATCCAAAGATTTTTGTAATTCTTTTATATCAGGAAGAATATAGGAAGAATTTCCACTGAACATTATACAAGAATATTCAGGAGAAAGATTGGGAACATTATAAGCTACGATAGTCCATGAACCTGTATTAAAACTTCTGAAAAGTATAAAATATAATCCTGAAGGATTTGATTTAGTCAAGACAGAAAGTTCTGTTTCTTCAAATTTTCTTATACCTGAATGTATGATCTTTTTCGTGCCACAATATATGGGTGGACCACTTCTCATTTGTGGCTGTTGTGCATTCACCAATGCGCTATGTCCAAAAATAATTAAAAATACAAAAAGTATTCCTATTAGTACTGAATGTCTAGAGAAATATTTTTTTATAAATGCCATAAGTTTTGAATTTTCCATGAAAGTATAATAGATATATAATATCATCCTACAATTTTTAAAATTTTCTCCAGAGTATCCTGCATAGCATTAACTTTTTTTTCCAATATCTCTACTTTATCTTCTTCCCTGTATACTTTTTGTGTACTTCTGGCATTCCAAACTGTATTTCCAGATTTGATGGTAGACGCATATCCATCATGTTTATCAATATCAGTAATATTTAACTTTTCCACTGCCATACTATACCTCCTGTAGTAAAGGGGAGAACCCGAAGGCTCTCCCCAGTACAATCATTTTTAGTTATGATCCGTCTCGTCAACACCTGAGATGTCACAGAGAACAGCCCATACTCTAAACTTACCGGCTGTATCTTGAGCACCAGCAGTTAGAACATCAATGGTATCTGCCGTCTTAACGATGAGCATTGCGGCTGCATCAGTGGCATCCATTGGAGCATGTCCAGTACCTGTGGCATCATAAGCATCCACAAAAGCATCAGGATCATGATGTCCAGCAGTTGAACCCGTGATACCAAGATCAAAGGTCACTGAATTGGAACTTGCAGTTAGAACTTCAAGCCCTGCCGCCATAACCAGCGTTTCAGCAGGAACATCAATCATCTGAATGATGTCACCAGCAGCAGGATCATAGTCCGAAACGTCACTAGTATTTTCTACTAGGTAAGGTCTACGACCACCCGTTGAAGGATGACCTGTCGTACCGCCTTTACCCGTTTTATCATGAGTAGCCATAAGTCAGTCCTCCTTCTAAGTATTCAGATCAGGGATGCCCTTATAGACACCCGTAAATCCAGTACCAGATGCACGAATTACCTTGCGACCAAAGACGTGTAGACCACGAACGATATCAGCAAAGCTGTCGGGGTCACGAATAACTTCAGTCTTGGCAATGGCAGAAGCGGTGCATGTCGAACTCTTATGACCACCAAGAACAATCGTCTCGCCACTTGTAGTGGAGGGTCCAAAAGTATGACTGGCAGCAACACCTGCCGTACCAACAGTAATCGCATTAGTCTGATACAAACTAAAACCATGAACCTTACGACTGGTAACAGCACCGTTCAAGAGAGCGGAGGCATCTTCACCAGTTACGCTTGAGTCCATTAACTTGGCATCAGCTTGCCGAAGAATTTCATAGAACTGTGGCGGTGCCACAATCCAACGATTGTCTTCAGGAACATCAGCCTCGTCCAGAAGACGGGAGAACGTACTAAGATAGTTAGCACACTCATTACCCGTATTACATGAAATAGCAGAACCTGCCGCACCGAGATTTGTAGTATCGGTGGAGGCATTATCACTAATCACCTTCAGGACGTTATAATCATACGCCTTCTTCAAGCTATAGGCACCCGAAGAAGTCGAAAGAGCTTCCCAGTTTACATGACTCTGTCGCTCTTCCACATCATCAACCTTGAAGGCAAAGTAGTTACCCTGATCAACCGTCAAGGTAATTTGATTGTCCGCAAGATTCTGGGTGTTTACAACAGCACCCCTAGTGTAGGACGACACAGTCACTGAAGGCTCTTTAATAATCTTTACAGTATCACCAAAGTTCTCAATCTCTCCAGCATAGTCGGTATTGGTTACAGCTTCTGCAACCGAAGAACGCCGGAAGAATTTGAGTACTTTCTGACTGTAAATTGCCGGTACCCAATTACCCGAAGGTAAATTCTGATAACCAGCAGCTAAACTAAATTCAGCCATGATTAAGTCTCCTTGTGTTTATTATGGTATAATTCTTCCTTCCCGATTTGCCTTATCAAGTTCCTTTTCAAGAGACTCAAATTCATGTGGCTTTAATCGGGCAATTTCAGTGGAAGTCCAGATTTTCTTTTCACTTTCACTGGAAGTGGCAGAGGCTCTTTCTGTTCTAGTTACAGCCTTTGCAGCTTCAGCTTCAGTCTTTCTGGGTCTTCCTCTTTTCTTTTGACCAATATCTTTATCAGATTTATAGAGGTCTATCACTCTGGCAGCCCATTTAGAATCTGTTCTGTTCTTGTAGATACCATCAGCAATACTTGAAGGTTGTTCTTCCAGCCATGTGAGAAATTCAGAATCACTCTTGATCTCTAGAAAATCTGGATGTACTGAAAGTAGTTCCTTCTCTGCTGTTCTGACCTGTGCTTCCTGCTCTGCTTTCCGTAGAGATTCAATTCGATCCTCCACTTCTTTCATACGAGCATCCGCTTCAAGTCTGGACACGGTTTCCACAACATCATAAACATCAGGATATTCAGTCTTGAACTCTTCCAGTTCTTCAGTAGACTTTGGAAGATTTCGTGGAGTGGAAGCTTGCTGTTCAGCCAGTTTTAGTTTGGCCTGAGTAAGTTCCTGTTGTTGGAGCCATTCGTTATTCTTACGATCATGATAGCTCTTCAGATCACTATAACGCTTTTTCCAATCATGCTCCTTACTGTCCTGTGCCTGTATCATTCCTTCAAGTTCTTGAGTATTTCCATCTGAAAGGTCAAGAAGTTCAGGGTCTGGTGTTTCAGGAGTAGGATCATCATCCATTAGTGTTCTCCTGTAGGCATTCTGGTATGGGGTAGGCTCTGGTGTTTCCTCTTCTGTGTTAATATCAGTCATGGTCTTTACCTCCTATGGGGGCCAAGAAAACTTGGGTGTCCCTATTTGGTGTTAATGTCTGGGGCCGACTATCGGGTATCCAGACGAAATCTTTTAATTTTTACTTAAATAATAAGCAGCAGTTCCTTTTTTGTCTGCTAAAGTATTATATTTTTCTGCCCAAAATTTTGCTCTGCCTTCTATAGTAGCAGGAATATCTTTCTCATCTATTGTAGATATGTATAATCTAGCAATAGTGGCATTTACCAAAGGATTCATCATATCTTTTCTTGAAAGATTTTCCCAATTAATATTTTTTCCCCAAGATGTTACTTTAAAGCTATCTAAATTTTTTCTTAATGAAGAAAATCTAGGATTAGTTTTCTTATTTTTACGATCTTTTTCATAGACTTCAAGTCTTCTTTTAATTTCTGTATAAGCTTGATTATCTCCCATTCCTACCTGCCACGGACCTAATATATTACTTTCTTTTTTATTCGTCTTTGGATTACCTCCAAAAGAACTTTCTGCATTAGCAATTTCTGTTAAAAATGTTGCTGTTCTTTCTTTATATTTAGGACTCCCACCTAATACTTTTGATACTGCTTCAATAGCAGCACTTATATTTCTTCTTTTATATGGTTTTCCTTCTGTATATTTTTTACTTTGTATATCCTTAATTGCAGTAGCAATTAAATTTTCATGTTCTCGTCTGTAACCTTCTCGAAGTTGTTCAGCCAATTCTTGTTGTGATGTAGGTGTTTTAGGTTGTACTGATGGTAATACTTCTGGTATTTCTACTTGTACTGGCTGTACTTTCTTATCCAGAATATCATCCCCGCTGCCACCAAGAATAGTATCATCAGAAGATAACTGTTCTACTTCAGAAGAACTAGTCTTTACTAATGGTTCAGCACGACTATTCATTACTGATGGTTCAGGCTTTTCTGGTTCAGTAGTTGACATAAATTTTTCCCATGCCTCTTCTGCATCTTTTCTTTGTGCATCTGCTTGAGACATAGGAATATCAAAATCTCCTTCAACCTCACCACCCCTATCCATAAGCTGTCCCATCTGCTGTTGCATAGGAGCTTCAGATGCTACTTGTTGCTGTTGTGGTGGCTGTTGCTGCTGCTGTTGAGCCATGAACTTTTCTTTTTGTTTCCTGAGTTGAAGACCTTTCTGGTTCCATTTCTCCAGCTTATCAAGACCAATAATTTCTACCAACGCTTTAGGTATGATAGCTTCTCCATTAGAGATGCGAATAGGGACTTTATTTTGTGGATCATAGTCTGTAGGCACTTCTTTACCCAGTGCCACGGCAATAGAATATGCATCACGAATTACCTCATTTATATCTGAAATTCCAATTAACTGTACAGCTTCCGCATTAAGAACATAGGAACCTGCTTCTACTTCCATATCTAGATCATCTTCAACTCCTGTACCTCCGCTAAAGGGACCGGGAGCACCATCAGCATCAGACACAACCCCCATAGGAACATTGGCAACTTCCATGTTTGTATCTGCATTCTCTGCTTCTCCTCCCGTTTGAAGATGCTGTATGAGAGCACCTACTCTTCCGCCAGTGTTAAAATAATCTCCACCCGGACTTTCGTGACCGGGAGCACTGGGAGCATCGACACCATGCTCACCATGTTGTCCCTCTGCGTGTGCTGCACCAAATGCTGCTGCACCATAACCTAAATCATCGTCTCTGCTACTACCTATTATTGTCGATTTAGCAGGTTCGGGTTCGGGCTTGGGTACTTGTTGTCCAACTCCATGTTCTCCTCTTTCTTGAGATATTTCTTCTGCATCTAAAACATCTCGATCAGATATCTCTCCTGAAAAACTTGTTCCCGGTAAACTATAAGAATTAGGACCACCTATATAACCATATGCAACGTCCCTATTGGGATCAGAACGCTTGGATTCTTCAATAAGTGCTCCATATCTTTCTGCAAGAGTTTGACCCGGAGGAGGAGGTTCTCCAAAAGCATCAAATGCTTCCACCAATGCTTTTCCATGTTTGTGTATACTCCTAACAGTTCCAATTACAGGTGTAAAAAACATAGCTATTTCCATGAGAGCTTTTGCTAAACTTGTTTGACTATAATCAAAATTAGGATCAGGAGCAGCTTCAGGAGCAAGAGAACCTTCTCCTTGATCATATATAGTAGAATCAACTATAGAAAGAAGATATTCAGGAATTTCCTCTTTATTTTGTTCTGCAAATTCTTGCATTGCTATATAATCATTAATGGGCATTATATTTATCTTGCTTTCTTAATATATCATCATTGGTAATATTAGACTGGACCACGTCCTTGAGGTTCTTGATCATTTCCAGTGAAGCCAGCTTCCCCTGCAACCGGCGGAACTCCAACTCCGATATTTCCACCCCCAACGCCTGATGGGTCCATTGGATTTGCTCCAGCAGGTACTCCTGCATTGGCTCCCATACCTCCGGGTTGTTGACTAGGTGTTGCAGCTTCCGGGCTATTAGTGGGTTCATTCAGACCTCTCAGAATATCTGCAAATATTGCTGCCTCATCTGTATTATTCACAAGCTGATCAGGATCAATATCCTGAGAGATTGCAAGTTCTCTCATAAGATTTGGAATCTTGATGAAAGGTGCCAGAAGAGGATTGGCAATTGTTTGCAACAGTGTTACAAGTCTTTGACTGCGGACTTCCTTTTGCATGACAGATGCAACGCCCCTAGGCTTAATCTCAAGATCACCCATAATCTCGGCATTGTCATCATTAAACTGCATGTTCCATTGGAAGAATGCTTCTCCCAAAGGTCTTAACAGATAGTCATCTATATTCTTGACAACAGTTTTAATCGAGAGTCCTGCCGATCCCATGATCATTGATAGACCAGCAGCGGTACGACCAGTTCCTGTTACACCCGTCTGTCCATGAGAGATAGAGGGTATCCCAGTTTCCTCATCTGCAAGCTGTCGTGCAGCCTGATACATTTGAAGGTTCTCTGGAGCCGTGTTGGGGAATTTAAGCCCGTTGACAGCAGTTCCAGTAACACCAGACTGCCGTCTGAAGATTTTGCCCGGATAAACTTCCATGTTCTGTCCGGGTACAAGTTGTGTTTCATCAATGTCAAATACCATGTTACCGGCCAGAGCCAGATTATCAATAGCCATTCTCATATGGCCGTTCATGAGAAGCTGTGCATCCTCCATGTTCTCTGCTATGCCCACACCAAAGAATTGGTAGGGATTAAGTTCATAGGGGAATGCATGATAGGGAATACGAGCAGGTACGAAAGGATTAAGTACGCAACGGATAATCTTATTATTGACTACCCATGCATTGATCTGTACTGAATCCATATGAGTAATACTGTCTGGTAATTCAAGTCCTATTTCTCTGGCAAGATGAAGGTCCAGTGTACCCCAGTATTCAAATACTTCATATCTATTTTCTGAATAGAGAGGGTCTTGGTCTTCTGAATAGATTGTATTCTCAAAGTATCTTTCCTGATACTGAGGACCATACTCCAGAGCACTTTCAATGGCATCTTCATTAAAGAAGGGTCTGTTGGCAAGCTCTCTGAGTTGTTCCCGATTGTAACGATGCCTTTGTATTACATATTCGGCATCTTCAATATTAGTGGCTGAAGGATCAGGATAGAAATTCCAGCAGGATACAGCTTCAATTCGAGGAACAGTCTTCACATATGGTTCAAATATCTTCTCATCATCTTCCATCTTCCAGTTATGAACGGTCTTGTCAAAGTTGAATGGTCCCTTGATAATACCTGTACCTAACAGGGAAGATTCAAAGATTGCATGTCTTAGAACATTCGTTGCATTGGTATCCAGTAACTGATCATGAATCTGCTTCTCCATATTACGAGCAGCAATAGCGGCTGGTTCGATCTGTGGAGAACCCGGAATAACACTTGGTCCCTCTGTCAGACTGGTGGCATTGCCATACTTTTCTTCCAGTCCTCCCAGAAAATCATCAAGTTGCGACAGAGGTACGTTACCTGCCTGTTGCATAATCATCTGTTCTTCTGGAGTTGCCAAATGAGCAAACTCGGCAATCCCTTCAGGAATTGGTGTATTGGAAACTGTAATGGGGAATTTATTATTGGCAAAGAGGATATCGGAAATCTGTCCGAAGGATGCAAGAACCTTTACTTTGGTAATTCTTACAAATACTTTTGACTTTTCTGATGATCTGTAGGTAGAGGATGTATCATAGATACCTCTATAGTTCTTGTATGCCTGTAACCAGCGTCTCTCATCGGAAAGACGACCAGTTTCAGCATCAAGAAACTTACTATTGATAAAGCCTACAAGACCCGGAAGTTCATCCTCTTCTACTTCTACAGCTTCAGGAAGTTCTTCGTCAGCCATAAATTAAATTATCCTGCCTTTGTAAAATCAGAAGTCATCATCTTCTTGCCAGACTCGGAAGGAACATCGGCAGATTGCTTGAAATTTACATCGGTTGGACCCAGAAGGTCTTTCTCCAGTGCTTCACGATAAAGAGCGCCATCAGGAACAGGACTCATGTCTCCCTGCTTCTCGGCCATTCCTTCAAAGTCTTTGGCAGTATAGGGTTTTAGATAGGGCATTAATTTCTCCTTTATTTAATTCTATTGGGTTTACGAACAGAGCCGCCTTTGGCATACTGTTTTATAACTTTGGCAGTACGATAAGACTTCGGGCGGCTGGATACTCGACCACCTCCCTTCTTTTTTACTTTTTTAATAATATCTTCTGCAAAAGAAGTTTTTCCAGCAGGACTATCTTCTTCACCTCTGGTTGGAGCATCTCTTGTATATTCAGTTAGACTTCCCGCTCCTCCAAGAGCAGCATCTCTTTTTGCTTTATTTTCTGCATTCCAATCAGACCAATATTGATCTGCTTCTTCATCACGACCTTGCATTTTTAAATCAGTGTATGTAACATCTCTATCTATTTCAGACTTGGAACGACGAAGACCAAACAGCTTTTGTCCAAATCCAGATTCAGCTACTTTTTTATATGGTGATAGTTCTGCTTGCGTAAATCTAGGACTGGCATCTCTTATAGCTGCTTTTTCTGCTGTTATTCTTCCATACCAATTCTGCATTTTTTGTCGCATTCTATCCTGAAAAATTTCTTCTCCTTCAGGTGTTGATCTGGTTAAATCAGGATATCCAGCAGAAATTCCGGGTGCTTTACGTCTATAATCCCAAGGAACATCTTCTCCTATTCTTTGTCTAAATTCGGTAGGTGTAAATCCTTCTGGTGCTTGTTCATCAGGGTCTAATTGTTGTCTATCCACTCTTTTTTGATGTTCTTCTCTATATCCTGCTCTTATTTGTTCAGCAAATTCTTGTTGTGAAGTAGGAGCACTAGGTTTACGTCCTAGTTCTGCATCTATCATATCTTGTCGATTTTCTGGTCGAGGAATACGGGGATCAACATATTCAGTATCCATATGTTCTAACAGAAGATTAGCCGTTTCAGGAACCATTCCTATACCAACTAATGCTGCTATAGTCTTCTTCTTAGACATACCTGCTTTAAAATTAGAGAAAATAGTAGCAGCTTTAGGATTTTTTGCTGCTTCTCTAAATGTTTTATTCCAGAAAGGTGTACCTTGTCCTACAGGTGTTATATGACTTGCTCTTGAAAGAGAACCATCTGCTCTAAAAACACCTCTTGGATTTTTATTTGTTGCTTTTAAAACAGGTTTTGTAGCACTCTTTACATGAGCAAAAACTTTAGGTAGCTGTTTTGCAGTTACTTTTGCCAATTCTTTTATAGCAAAACGTCCGCCTATCCATACTACTGCCCAAATTAAAGGTGCTGCCATTTTTTATTTCCTTTTAGTATCCAAAGACAGAATCTTCCATGGTAGGTGCAGAGTCGGTATGAAACTTAAAATTATACAGGGACGAAGATGTTTGTCTGTTCATTACCATATATCTCAATGCATCATATGCATGGTCTTCTGTTCGTGTGTCTATATCTTCACTATTTGTCTTGGAGATTGGAAGCGTGGGAAGTGTTCTGACAAGATTGGTGCAGGTATTGAACATCCTGAGTCTGGGATTACCATATGAATCTGTCTGTAGTCTTCGATGTACTTCTATCTTTCCATTCA